CAGAAACTACGCGGCCGCGACGGCGCTGGCCGCTGCCGACTACGAGTACAGCTTCGCGGGTACGAAGGGGCGACAGAACGCCCTGATATTCGAGATCACCAACAGCGGCTACGACCGGCGCTCGGTCTGCTGGGCGCATCACGAGTACTCGCGTCAGGTGCTCGACGGCTCAGCGCCCAATGACTCGTGGTTCGCCTACGTGACCGGGCTTGACCAGGGGGACGAATGGTCGGACGAAAAGGTCTGGTTGAAAGCAAATCCCGGCCTCGGGACCATCCTGCCGTGGAAGTACCTCCGAGAACAGGTGGCCGAGGCCAAGGGGATGCCCTCAAAGGAGAACATCGTCAAGCGGCTGAACTTCTGCGTGTGGACCGAGCAGTCGACTCGGTGGCTCCCGATGGAGGACTGGGACCGCGGTGCGCGAGAGATCAGCCGAACGGGTCGATGCTTCGCGGGGCTGGACCTCGGGTCTACGTCGGACTTCTCGGCGCGGTGCCTCCTCTGGGGACCGGACGCGGATGGCGAGTGGTCGGCGGAATGGCGGATGTGGATTCCCGAGGCCCGGGCCGATGAGCGCATCCGCAAGGGTGACGGGTGGCTCGCGCAGGCCATCGCGGACGGATGGATCGAAACGACCCCGGGCAACGTAACCGACTACGACTACATCGAGAAAGCCATCCTTGAGGACTTCGAGCGGTACGACATCGAGAAGCTGGCATTTGACCGCTGGAACGCCTCGCAACTCATCACGCATCTCCTGAGCGCATTGGGCGAGGATCGCCTCGTCAAGTTCGGGCAAGGGTTCGTGGATATGTCCCCGGCCTGTCGGGAACTCGAGCGGCGGATCAAGGGCGGGCTTTTGAAGCATGGCGGGAATCCAGTGGTGCGGTGGATGGCGTCGAACGTGTCGGCGAAGTCGGACCCCGCGGGGAACATCAAGCCGGACAAGGAAGCGAGCGCCGACAAGATCGACGGCATCGTCGCGCTACTCGATGCGATCGGTGCGGAAACGCGTACGGCCGACGCCGGGGCGTCTGGTTACGACTCAAGCGGCGGAAGCGTGGAGGCATGGTGAGCAAAATCGAAGCTGGGCTTTTCCTGATCGGGACGGCGGTCTTCTTGCATGGGCTTTGGACGCTCTCGCCGGCTGCGGCCGAGATCGCGGGCGGCTTGTTTCTGGTGGCCTGCGCGGCACCGTCAAAGGGGGCTAAGGGATGACGTCACTCATCAGCCGTATCGCGGAAACGTTCGGGGCGAAGGCGGAGGGGAATCCTCTGGACGATCGCTACTACGAGGACTTCGTCACGCGATCTCAGGGCGGGTCGTCTCTGTCCGGCGTGAACGTCTCGAGCGAATCCGCCCTTCGTCAGGCGGTGTTCTACCGCTGCATTTCGATCCGAGCAAACACGTTCGCGGACTTGCCTGTTGGGGTCTACCAGCGCGGCGACGGGCGTCGGACCGAAATACCGGACCATGCCCTCGCGAAGGCTTTGGCGCGTCCGAACCCTCATCAGAGCGCCTTCGAGTGGCGTCGCCAGATCGCGCATGACTGGCTCGTCACCGGGAACGCCTACAACCAGATCACGATCGACCAGCGCGGGAGACTCCAGTTCTACCCGCTGGACCCTCGCAGGGTTCGCGAGGTGACCCGCGAGGGCGACGCGGTGCGGGCGTACGAGTTCACCCGCCAGAACGGGGAAAGGGTCCGTCTCGTCGGGGATCGCGACGTGTGGCACATTCAGGCGATGGGCGGCCGCGGCCTGATCGACGTGGCTCGTGACACGATCGGGATGGCAATCAGCGCCGAGCAGCATTCGGCGCAGTTCTTCCGTCGAGGCGTCAAGGTTTCTGGCGTTCTGGAACATCCTGCCAGGCTGAAGCCCGACACGGCCGCGGCGATGGGCGCGAGCTTCAACGCGGCCTTCGGCGGCGTCGCGGGTCACGGAAAGACCCCGGTCCTGTGGGAGGGCATGAAGTACAACCCCGTGTCCATGACGCACCACGACGCGCAGTTCCTGGAGACGTACCGCGAGGGGCTGGCCGGGATTGCGACGTTCTGCGGAATCCCGCTCTACATGGTCGGCCAGATCGACAAGCAGACGAGCTGGGGGACCGGCATCGAAGAGCAGAACCTTGCCTTCGTTCAGTTCACGGTTCAGCCCGACGTGACGCACTTCGAGCAGGAGTGCGAGCGCGTCTTTCTCGATTCCGGCGAAGGGACGGGGAACAAGTACGTGCGCTTTTCGCTTGCGGGCCTCATGCGCGGGCGGACGAAGGAGCGGTACGAGGTCTATCAGATCGCCATCGCGTCGCACATCATGACGCCGAACGAGGCCCGGGCCTTCGAGGACATGGACCCGATTGAAGGCGGCGACGATTTCCCGGCTGTACCAGGCGCGCAGATCGGCGAGGCTCCGAATCACGATCCGAGCAAGGGGGCTGAAGACTTGACCGATCCTCCCGACTCTGAACCCGCGAAGCCGAAGCGCATGAAGGCGACCGACAAGACCGAGCAACTCGCCCGATGGATCGCGGGGGATCTTCTCCGGGCGGAGGCGGCGGGCCTGATGGAGATCGCGAAGACGACGGCGAGCGATCCCGAGAAGTGGGCGCGCGCGGTGAGCGCGTACTACGGGCGGCGCAAGGGGACCATCGTTGAGTCCCTGAGCATCACCCCGGAGCAGGCCGAGGCGTGGTGCAAGGAGCAGTCGCGGCTGGCGTCCGAGGGTGGCGCGGCGGCGTTGACGACATGGACGGAACACACGGGGCGGCTTGTTGCGCTGGCCCTCGAAACCAAGGAGGGCGAGGAATGAACAACGGGAATATCTACGCGGCGACGCGGGAGACGGTGGAGCAGATCAAGGCGCTGTCGCGGTGGGATTCCGCGGCGGTCGCCGAGGTCATGGCGGTGAACGCTCGCATCCCGTCCGCGACGTCCGGCCGCGACTCGGGCGGCACGATCGCGGTCATTCCGATTGCCGGTTTCATCGAGCAGCGGCCGAGCTTCTTTGGCGCCATGTTCGGCGGGACTTCGATCGCGTCCTTGACGGCGGCGTTCCGGTCGGCGATGAACGATCCTCAGGTCAAGGGAATCGTCTTCGATGTCTCGAGCGGCGGGGGTTCCGTCTTCGGCGTGACCGAGCTGGCGAACGAGATCAGGGCGGCGCGAGGCGTCAAGCCCATCGTATCGGTGGTGAACAGCATCGCGGCGAGCGCGGCCTATTGGCTCGCCTCTGCCGCCGACGAGGTTGTGTCGACGCCTTCCGGTATCGCCGGCAGCATCGGCGTCTATGCGCTTCACGTCGATTACTCGAAGGCCAATGAGCAGGCGGGGGTCAAGGAGGAGATCATCTCCGCGGGCGAGCACAAGGCCGACGCGGTAGACGGAGCGCCGCTGTCCGACGCTGGCCGGGCGTCCATGCAGGCGATGGTGGATCACATCTACTCGACCTTCATCGCGGACGTTGCGGCAGGCCGCGGCGTGTCCAAGGAGACGGTCCTGTCCGACTACGGGAAGGGGCTGACCTTCACGGCGCCCGCGGCGCGTTCTGCGGGGCTTGTGGACCGCGTGGCGACGATGGACGAGACGCTGAAGCGGCTCTCGACTCCGCAGGGTCGGGCGGCGGTCATGCGGGCGGAGTACGTGGAGCCGGTCGCCGACGACGGCGAGGCCGAGCGACGCATGCGCCGCGTCCGGCTGACGGTATAAAGTCACCCTATGCGGAACACCGAAACATATCTGGCCGCAATGTCCGAGATGAGTTTTACGCGGCATGGGGACATGTGGGTCCGCCAAGTGACCCACGGCCAGTTCGCGAAAACGATCTATATCCTTGACGTGATGGCCAAAGATTCCACCGTATTGAAGCCAGCTCTTGAGCGGATGATTAAAGAGGCCCAGCAAGAGCTGTCCGAACAAATCAGGCTTGACACAAAGCCGACGAGAGAGTAAAAGGCTGGTCAGTTCGTAGGTTTGCGTCGCTCCCCCGAAAGGGGCACCGGCTCAAATAGCAGCGAAGCCCGCCGTAACTCAGGCCACCTTCGCGGAAACCCAAAAACACTTTGGGGAATCCGCGGGTGGCCTTTCGGCTTTTCCGTGGTCCCCGTTCTAACGAATGGAGGCCCTACATGGCCGCTGCTGCGCGAATCATCGAGCTCAACGCTCGCGAAAAGGCGATCCGGGAGGAGCACGCTGCTCTCCTCGAACCGTCCGCCGTCGACAAACGGAACCTCACCCCCGAAGAGATCATCAAGGCCGACGCGCTTCAGGCCGAGCTGACTCAGGTCGTGGCGACGAGGAAGCACATTCAGGTGTCCGAAACGTCCGCGGACACTGGCCGGCCCGAGCAGATCCCCGGCGCCACCGAGGCTCCCAAGGCCGAGAGCAAGATGCTCGCGTTCGGGCGCTTCCTCCAGGGCGTCGCGGCTGCTTCGGGCTACAAGGATCTCGGCCCGAGTTTCAGCGCGGCCGCGTCTGGCCTGAACACCGGCACCGGCACCGAGGGCGGGTTCCTCGTGCGCACCGACTACTCGACGATGCTGCTCGACAAGGCGATGACGGAGTCCGTTCTGGCTCCGCTCTGCTCTTCGGTGACCCTCTCCGAGGGCTCCGACTCGTTCGAGGCTCCGTACATCGACGAGACCAGCCGTGCGACGGGCTCGCGCTTCGGCGGCGTCCGCATCTACCGTGCCGGCGAGGCCGACACGGTCACCGCGTCTAAGCCGAAGTTCGGCCGCTTCGAGATCCGTCTCGAGGAGCTCATGGGCATCGCTTACGCCACGGAACGGTCCCTCCGTGACGCTGGCGTGCTCGCTCAGGTGATCGCGAAGTCGTTCGCCTCGGAGTTCGCGTACACGATCGACGACGAGATCCTGAACGGCGACGGCAACGCCCGCTGTCTCGGCATCCTCAATTCCCCTGCCACGGTGTCCGTGGCGAAGGAAACGTCGCAGGTCGCGGCGACCATCGTCGCGGAGAACATCCTCAAGATGCACTCGCGGATGCCCGCGAAGATGCGGAACGGCGCGGTCTGGATTCACAACCAGGACTGCGAGCCTCAGTTCCCGCAGATGAACATCAAGGTGAAGAACGTCGCCGGGTCCGAGAACGTCGGGGGACTCCCGATCTTCAGCCCGCCCAACGTCCTGAGCCCCGTCCCGTCTCTCTACGGGAAGCCCCTCGTCGCGGCGGAACAGGCGAAGACGCTCGGCACGGTCGGCGACCTCTACTTCGCCAACCTGTCGGAATACCTGCTCGTCAAGAAGGGCGGGCTCGAGATGGCGGAATCCGTCCACGTCCGCTTCCTCTACAACGAGAAGACGTTCCGGTTCATGTTCCCGATCAACGGGGCTCCGACGTGGAAGTCTGCTCTCACCCCTGCGAACGGGTCGAACACCCTCTCGCCCTTCGTCAGCCTCGCGACTCGCGCCTAAAGAACGCGGAGAAAGACACCAACCATGAGCAACCTCTACATTCCCGAGAACATCCTGCCCATCACGCTCGCGGCCCCGGCCGCGGACGCCGCCGGCCGCACCTCGGCGTACATCAGCATCAAGAACGCCGCGAAAGTCTGGATCGTCGCTTTCATCAACCAGGGCAACGCCGCCACCATCCTGCTTTCGCCTCTCCAGGCGACGGCGGTGGCCGGCACCGGCTCCAAGGTGCTGGCGAACGCGGTCCGTGTCTGGTCCAACCTCGACACGGCGACGTCGAACGTCTTCGTGCGTCGAACCGATGCCGTGAACTACACGACCGACGCGGGCGTGAAGATCAAGTGGGTCGTGTTCGAGATCGACCGGACGAAGCTCGACGTTGACGGCGGCTTTGACTGCGTCGGGATCAGCACGGGCGCGAGCAACGCGGCCAACATCACGAGCGCCTTCGCCGTTGTGGTTCCGAACCACGCGGGCGACACGGCGGTGTCCTTCATCGCCGACTAGTCGTGAACGGGGCGGCGCGTGCGCGAGTGCGCGTCGCCCTTTCTTCCCCTTCCCGTGAGGATCAATGGCCCTTCAGCCCTACGCGCTTGCATCGGTGGCCGACTTCAAGGACACGCTGAACATCGGCGGTCCCGCGAAGGATGACGTCATCGAACGGAGCATCAATGCGGCCTCGCGCCTCATCGAAGCGGACCTCAGCCGTCGTCTCAGGTATCGGGCACCGGAGGAGATCGAGGGCTCGGCCAACATCGTCGCGTCGGTGGCTCTGGCGAATGGGTCTCTGACGCTTGCAGATCAGCCGTCCGCGGCGCGCACGCTGATCGTCAACATCACCGACTCGAACCGTTCTGTGAAAAGCGGGACGGTGACGGTTACCGGGACGGTCGGAGGGACCGCCGGAACGACCGAGGTATTCAACCTCGCGGACGGGCAGGCCCGATACCACGGGCGCAAGTTCTTCACGGTGGTTTCCGGGATCGTGGTCGCGTCGGTGGCTTCGGCCGCGTCTGATGATCTGATCTCCGTCGGAACGTCGCTCGGCATGGTCGAGTACCACTCTCCCGTGGGGCATCGCATCAGGCTTCTCGAGTCCCCCATCGTCAGCCTCGCCGAGATCAACGAGGACTCAAACAGAAACTACGCGGCCGCGACGGCGCTGGCCGCTGCCGACTACGAGTACAGCTTCGCGGGCGAGGTGACCCGGGTCTATGCCCGGTCGCCCATCTCGTTCTGGAGCGGTTACAGGTCGGTTCGGGTTCGCTACTCTGCCGGGTACGGCGGGCTGTCGAGCGTTCCTCCCGACCTCAAGGACGTCTGCCTCCGGTTGGCCGGAACGATGCACCAGGAGTTCCAGCGCGGCGCCCTCGGCGTGTCGACGGTATCGGACCAGCTCGGCAACTTCACGCGGCTTTCATCGGCGCGGCTCACGGACGAGATGCGGGACGCGCTGGCCGAGTACCGGCGGCCCGATCTGTTCCACACCACTGCCGAGCGCGACTTCGACACGGAGGCGGTCTAAGTGTCGGGCGTCACGTACTACGTCTCTGGACGCGCCAAGAAGCTCCAGACGCTTGACCAGATCATCAAGCGGGAGACGATCAACGGCATCCGCCGCGGGCAGCAGCGCATCCGCAGGGCGGCGGCAGAGGGGCTTCGGCTTCGCTCCATCGGGCGGACGCTGTTCGGGAAGAAGGCGTCAGGGGCGTACAAGAACCTCAAGCGCGGCCGCGTCGAAGAGCAGGGCAACGGGATCTTCTCTGCCGACATCAAGGTGAACGGGATCGCGGCGATTCAGGACCAGGGGTGGGCTATCAAGCCCCATTTGATCCGCGGCCGCGGGAAGCTGCAGTCCCCGGTGATGCGGCGCTCTGCCGTGCGCGTGGGAGGCCGTGGCCCGCTCCAATCATTCGCTAAGGGCTCCGTCGTGAGCGCGTACATGCACCCCGGCGTCAAGTCGATGCCCGCGTTCCCGTTCGTGAATCGGGCGCTTGAGTCGAACCGCGGCGCGTTCAAGGTCGAAATCGAGAAGGCTGCGGCGAAAGTCGCCGCGCTGGTGGGCTGATGGCTGAACCTCTACACGAGCAGATCAGCGCGGCGATCCAGACGCGGCTGCGCACGATTGCGGCGGACAACGGGACGAACTACTGGTACACGCCGGATCGCGTGTTCCGCGTCCTTGAGTTTCAGGGCTCCGATCTCGACGACTCGTTCGAGCATCTGCTTTTCCTCCGTCCCGATGACGACCA